CTCCGCCCGCGCCATCATGTCCGCCGCCTGTGCCCGCGCCCTGCGCCCGCGCGAGCGCCTGACGGTGAGTCAGTGGGCGGACAAGCACCGCATCCTGACCAGCAAGCAGTCAGGCGAGACGGGCCGCTGGCGCACGTCGCGCAACCCGATTTTGAGAGAAATCATGGATTGCCTGTCGGTGCATTCACCAGTGCGCGAAATTGTGGTCATGAAATCCTCGCAGGTTGGTGTTACCGAGATGACCGTGAACTGGATCGGCTACATCATCGAGCACGCGCATTATCCGGCGATGGTGCTCATGCCCACGCTGGAAAGCCGCGACACCTGGAAGGCGCAGAAGCTCAACCCGCTGCTAACCGACACCGTTTGCATCCGCGACATTCTCGGCGGCATCCGTTCGCGCGACGCGGCGAACAGCAAGGACATGATAGACTACCCGGGCGGGATCCTGTTCCTGGCCGGCGGCAATTCGCCAAACAGCTACGCGCAGAAGTCGGTGCGCTTCCTGATGCTGGACGACCTCGACCGCTTTCCGATGGAGATCGGAGAAGAGGGTGATCCGGTAGAGTTGGCGCGTTCGCGCGTCAAGGCGTTCCCGCGACACAAAATCCTGCTGGCCAGCACCCCGACGCTGAAAGGCGCATCGCTGATCGAGCGCGAATTCGAGGCGGGCGACATGCGCCGGTATCATGTGGAATGTCCGCACTGCGGCGAGCGCCAGGTGCTGCGCTGGAGCAACGTCAAGGCAAACGTTACGTTGACGTCTGCGTGGTACACCTGCGAACACAACGGATGCTGCATCGAAGAACACCATAAGCCCGCCATGCTGGCGGGCGGCATCTGGATACCGGAAAAGCCAGAAGTCAAAAACCGCCGCAGCTACCACCTCAGCGCGCTGTATGCGCCCATCGGCCTCGGCCCTTCGTGGCTCGACCTGATGATCCAGTTCAAGCGCATCTATAAAGACCCGCAGCAGCTCAAGACCTTCATCAACACCAACCTGGGCGAAAGCTGGGAAGACCAGACCGACAAGCTCAAACCGCACGATCTGGCCAAGCGCGCCGGCAACTATCAGCAAGGTGAAATCCCGCCTGGATGCCTCGCCATCACGATGGGCATCGACACGCAGGACAACTGGATCGAATACACACGCCTCGGCTGGGGCGCGGAAGGACGTCACTGGATCATCGACCACGGACAGATCCAAGGAGACACCACCAAGCCGCAGGTATGGGACGAACTCGAAGCCGAAATCCACAAGCCGATGGTCAACGCCTTCGGACGCGAGATGCGCCTGCACGCCGCAGCGATCGACAGCCGCGGTCACCGTACCGAGCAGGTCAAGGACTTCGTCATGCGCACCACGCACAAGGTGCGCATCTATGCAGTGCAGGGCAGCACCACGCGCATGGGTCGCGCCATCGCCCAGACTGGCAGCAGCCCTGCCAAGACCCGCACCGGCAAGGTCATCCGCCACGGGTACATGGTGTGGAACGTCGGCACCGAGCACTGCAAGGACTTCATCTTCGCCCACCTCGCCGCCGACGGCGAACGCCCAGAAGCCGAGCGCGTGTTCAATTTTCCGCAAGGGCTGGACGACACCTACTACGACGGCGTGCTGTCCGAAACCTACGACCCGGAAAAGAAACGCTACGTGCAGCGCCTAGGTGCGCGCTACAAGCGCAACGAACCGCTGGACACCCTGGTGTATGCCTGGGCCATCGGCCAGCACCGCGACGTCAACATCGGGCGCGGACGCACCGGGCGTCCGGATCCGAAATATTGGGAGCGTCTGGCGCTGATGCTCGAGAGCGTAGAGGGAGAGCCGGTGGAAGCGAAGAAGAAAGATGTGCCGCTGCAGACGCCGGCCGAGCAGAGGCTGGTGCCGCGCGCGGTGCGGCGCAGGGGCAGCAATTTTAGTGTGAAGGGGTGGTGAAATGGACGAGATCGACAAAGGGCAGGAACGTGAACAGGAAGACCGCGACTATGCTTTGCAGGAGGTGCGCCGCGCTGCGGCAGCCATCCCGGGTGGAAGCCCTGGCGAGTGCGAGCTGTGCGGCGAATGGGCTGGGCGTTTGGTGGATGGTGCCTGCGCGCCGTGCCGCGATCATTTCAGACTGAAATGAAGCCGCCATGTTTCACCTGCCTGAATCGCCGCTGCGCAACGGAATCGAAGCGCGGCGGGCATGTCACTGTGTGGGGCTGCACTGTGCGCCGCATCCGCTTCGGCTATCAATGGGACTACGACGCCGGGGCGAACATGCCACAGCAGTGCGCGCAATACACTCAACATCTGGAGGTCGAGCATGAGCTGTGATTTCATCCGTGATCTGATCGCGCGTCTCGGCGAAGCCATCCAGCGCGATGGCCGATTCAGCGAGGAACTTGCGTTGTCGATCGAACAACAGATTCGGCGCGATTGGGGCGGCGAGCGGGTGTACATCGCCAAATCCGGCGAAGATGCCAGGCTCGAAATGTCGCGCCGCAACCAGTGCATCATCCGCGACCTGAACAACGGCGAGCGCGTCGATCTGATCGCGCGGCGCTACAAAATCAGTCGCCGCATGGTGTACAAGGTGTGGGATCAATACCTGGCCAATCGCAAGCGCAAGATGTGACCGTTTTGCCTTAACAGTTCACACAATCGCCATGCAGACTGTCAGCATGGCTCAAATACCAACTACCGTCCCGGTCGCCGTCACGGCTGGCGATACGCTGCAATGGCGCATCTCGCTGGCAGATTATCCGGCAAGCGCAGGCTGGACGCTCAAATACCGGCTGATCAACGCCGGCCACAAGTACGACATCACTGCCGCCACCGACGGTGATGATCACCTGGTCATCGTGCCGGCAGCCACCAGTGCGGCCTATGCCGCCGGAGATTATTCCTGGCAGGGTTATGTAGAGAGGGGTGCCGAGCGGTTCACGGTCGCCACCGGCAGCCTCACCATCCATCCCGATCTGGCGGCGCAGGCGGCAGGGCTGGATACACGTAGCCACGCGCGCAAGATGCTGGCCGCCATCGAGTCCTGGCTGGAAAGCCGCGATCCCGGCGTTGCCGAGTACGAGATTGCTGGCCGCCGCATGAAGTACATCCCCAAAAACGAGCTGATCGCGTTGCGCTCGAAATACCAGTTCGAGGTGCAGCGCGAAGAAGCCGCCGAGCGGGTCAAAAACGGCCTGGCCGCAGGTAACCGATTGCTCGTGAGGTTCTGATGAAGATATTTGGCTTCGAGCTTCGGCGCATACCGCCGCGCGCAAAACAAACCCGCGCCTTCGATGCCGCCCGCGTCAACCGACTCACGCAATCCTGGATCGGCACGATCAATACCATCGACATGGAGTTGCGCGCCGATCTCGACCGGCTGCGCGCGCGTTCGCGCGACATGGCGAACAACAACGACTACGTCCGCCGCTTCCTGCGCATGGTCGAGCGCAACATGGCCGGCAGCACTGGGTTCATCCTGCAGGCGCGCAGCAACGACTTCGGCAAGCCGGATTCGCTCGCCAACTCCGCCATCGAAAAGGCGTTCTATTTGTGGTCTCGCAAGGGTGTGTGCGAAGTGTCCGGCAAGATGGGGTTCGCCGACGTGCAGCGCACGCTGTGCAAGGGCATCGCGCGCGACGGCGAGGCGCTGGTGCGCATCGTGCGCGGTGCGCAGGCGGGCAATGACTACGGCATCGCGCTGCAGCTGCTCGATGTCGCGCGCCTGGCTACCATGGTCAACCGCAATCCGGCAAACGGCCAGAACGCCATCATCATGGGCGTCGAGATCAACGAGTTCCATCGACCGGTCGCCTATCATTTGTACGAACACGCTCCGGGCGGCATGCAGGGGCCGGGTAAAGTCCTGCGCATCCCTGCCGACGACATCTTTCATCTCTATCTGCCGGAACACGCCGAACAGACGCGCGGCATCCCCTGGGCGCATAGCGCCATGCTGCGCCTGCACAACCTCAAGGGCTACGAAGAGGCCGCCGTCATCGCCGCGCGCGTGGGTGCCGCCAAGATGGGATTCTTCACCTCGCCGGACGGGTCCGCTTCCGGGCTGGAGTCTGGCAAGGATTCTGCCGGCGAATTTTTGACCGACGCCGAAGCAGGCACCTTTGGTGTGCTGCCGGAGGGATACAGCTTCCAGTCATTCAACCCGGACTACCCCCACCAGCAGTACCGCGATTTCGTCAAAGCCTGCCTGCGCGGCATCGCATCGGGCATGGACATCAGCTACAACTCGCTGGCGAACGACCTGGAGGGCGTCAACTATTCCAGCCTGCGCTCTGGCGCACTGGAAGAGCGCGACCAGTGGATGACGCTGCAAAACTGGTTCATCGAATCGTTCCTCACGCCGCTGTTCAACGAGTGGCTGCGAATGGCGCTGCTGGCGCAAAAGGTCGTCATGCCGAACGGCAGCGCGCTGCCGCTGGCGAAATACGACAAGTTCAGCGAACACATCTGGCAAGGCCGCCGCTGGTCGTGGGTCGATCCGATGAAAGACATCGAGGCCGCGCGGCTTGCCGTGCAGTCCGGCGTATCCAGCCCGCAGCAGATCGCGGCGCAGATGGGCATGGATGTAGAGGATGTGCTGGACTCCATCGCCGCATTCGAGCAGATGGTCAAGAACAAGGGGGTCAGCATGGTGAGTTATGCGAACAAGAATGCGTCCGCTCCACCGCAGGATCCTGTGACCGCTTTGCCTTAACAGTTCACACTTTTTACAAGGAAACTGACAGCATGAAGAAAGAACTCAAACAAGGCTCCAGACTGCATCGCGCCTTCCAGGTCGAGCGCGCAGCCATCAATGAGGAAGCGCGCACCGTCGAATTGGCCTTTGCGTCGGAAACGCCTTACGAAAGATATTGGGGGGTCGAGATTCTCGATCTCTCTCCGCAATCCGTTCGCCTCGGCCGCCTGACATCGGGCGGCCCGTTGCTGATGGATCACGATAGCCGTGATCATGTCGGCGTCATTGAATCGGTGCAGATCGGTGCTGACCGGGTAGGTCGCGCCGTCGTTCGCTTCGGGAGAAGTGCCCGCGCCGAGGAAGTGTTCAACGATGTGAAAGACGGCATCCGCCGCAATGTATCCGTGGGATACATCATCCACAAAGCCGTGCTGCAATCCACCGAGGACGACGTCGAAACCTATCGTGTCACCGATTGGGAGCCGTTCGAAATCTCGCTGGTGTCCGTTCCTGCCGATGCGTCGGTAGGTGTCGGGCGCAACATGGAAGAAGCAAGCGAACCCAATCCAGTCATTCAAGTTCAGGAGACAAAAATGCCCGAAATCAATCACGAAGAAAACCAGCAACGCGCCGTCAAGGAAGCGCTGAGCGGTGAGCAGAAGCGCATCGCCGAGATCATTGCCATCGGCGAGCAATTCGCAAAGTATGGCGCGGACAAGATGGCAGCCGAAGCCCTGCGCTCCGGCCAGTCCGTCGATCAGTTCCGCGCTGCCGTGCTCGAAAAAGTCAGCACTGCGCCCGTTCCGACTGCCGATATCGGAATGACCGAGAAGGAGGCGCGAAGCTACTCTTTCCTGCGCGCCATCAACGCGCTGGCGAACCCCGGCGACCGCAAGGCGCAGGAAGCCGCCGCGTTCGAGCGCGAGGCTTCCGATGCGTTCGCGGCGAAGTATGGCCGCGCTGCGACCGGATTCTTCGTCCCGACCGAAGTGCAGCGCCGCGATCTGAACGTCGCCACCGCGACCGCTGGTGGCAATGTCGTGGCGACCAATCTGTTGGCCGCATCGTTCATCGACCTGCTGCGCAACAAGATGGTGCTGACCGACCTGGGCGCGCAGTTCCTGTCCGGCTTGGTAGGCAACATCGCCATCCCGCGCGCAACCGGCGGGGCGACGGCCTATTGGGTGGCCGAATCCGGCGCGCCGACCGAAAGCCAGCAAGCATTCGACCAGGTCCCCTTGTCTCCCAAAACCGTCGGCGCGTTCACCGACATCAGCCGCAAGCTGCTGTTGCAATCCTCGATTGATGTGGAGGGCTTCGTGCGCAACGACCTGGCGACTGTGATTGCGCTGGCAATCGACCTGGCCGCCATCAACGGTTCCGGCGCGTCCAACCAGCCGACAGGCATCCTGAATACCGTCGGCATCGGCTCGGTTGCTGGCGGCACCAATGGAGCCGCGCCGACCTGGCAGCACATGATCGATCTGGAAACTGCGGTCGCTCTTGCCAATGCGGACGTTGGTACGATGGCTTATCTGACCAATGCCAAGGTGCGCGGCAAGCTGAAAACCACGCAGAAGGTCGCCACCTATGGGGACGACTTCGTGTGGAGCGAGGATGGCACGGTCAATGGTTACACCGCGGTCGTGTCCAACCAGGTGCCCAGCAACCTGACCAAAGGCACCAGCTCTGGCGTGTGCTCGGCGATCCTGTTCGGCAACTTCGCCGACCTGATCATTGGCCAGTGGGGCGCGCTCGACCTGACGGTCGATCCGTACACCGGCAGCACGTCTGGCACGGTGCGCGTGGTGGCGTTGCAGGACGTGGACATCGCCGTCCGTCATGCGGAGAGCTTCGCCGCGATGAAGGATGCGCTGACCGCGTAACCATGACGGGAGGGCGCAAGCCCTCCCTCTACTAAATGCCCTCGGCGAGGGTATTGAGCAGAGGGACACATGAACGCAATCAAGATCATCAATGCCTGCCTGGTTGGAGGCGAACATCAGGAAGCCGGAACCGTGCTCTTTGTCGGCAGCGATCTCGACAAGGACGATGCCGAGAGGCTGGTGCGCATGGGGCGAGCAGTAGCATTCGAAGCCTTGCAGGAAAAGCCTGCGGAAAAAAAAAAGCGGGAAGGGTAAGTGAATTTTTCCGCAGACATGGCCGCGTACTTCGCCGACTTTGGCACCACGGCGACGCTTGATGGTGTTTCGGTGACCGGCATTTTCGACAACGGCTCCGCCGCCGGTCTCGACAACCTGATGCTCGGCAGCAACCCGACCTTCATGCTGGATTCAGCCTCGGCCTCCAGCGCCTCGCGCGGCAAGACGCTGGTGTTGAACGCGGTGAATTACATCGTGCGCGAGGTCAAGCCTGACGGCACCGGCATCACGGTGCTGGAACTGGAGGCGGCATGAGTTCCAAGGCGCTGCAGATCCGCGATGCGGTGGTGGCGCTGCTCACCACTCCGACGCTGACGGGTATCGGCTCCGGCGGCGTGAGTGTTGACCCGGACTACGCCTACGAGGCAGGCGATCTGCCTGCCGTGGCGGTGTATCTGGGCGATGAATCGAGCGCCGAGCGGGTGGTAGTGGGGCAGATGTTCCGCCGGGTGAGCCTGAATGTGCGGGTGTTGACTAAGGGCGATGACGCTTTCGCCAATGCCGACACACTGATGGTGCAGATACACAGCCGCATCGCGGCGGATGTAACGCTCGGCGGCAAGTCGCTCGACCTGATGCACAGCGCCACCCGGCGCAGCCGCGATGTGTTGCAAGTGCCGGTGGCGATCACCGATCTGGAATACCGGGTTGATTACACCACCAGCGAAACGAGTCTGGAGAACTGATATGGCAAAGACAAACACCGTACCCGAACGATCCACCGAACCAGCCGCGTCGCCCGTAGCGCGACCCGCGCCGCAGCCGCACGAAGGCGGCAGTTACACGCTGGACGATGCCACCGGCGAGCGCGTGCTGGTGGAGCGCACTGAACCGAACACCCAAGCAAGGAGCAAACAATGAGCCGCCTGACACGCAAGACTGCAATCCTCGCCAAGATAGAGACTACCTATGGCACCGATGCCGCGCCAACCGGCGCGGCGAACGCCATCCTGATCTCCAATCAGTCCGTCAACCCGCTGAACGCGCAAAACGTGGATCGCGCCGTGGTGCGCGAATACCTGGGAGCCTCCGAGCAGCTGGTCGGCGTCGCCTTCAAGGAGGTCAGTTTCGATGTGGATCTGGCCGGTGCCGGTGCGGCGGGTACAGCACCTGCTTACGGCCCGTTGCTGCGCGCCTGCGGCTTTGCCGAGACCATCAGCGTCGACAGCCGGGTGGAATACAATCCGATCTCGTCCGCATTCGAGTCGGTCACGATCTACTACCACGACGACGGCGTGCTGCACAAACTGCTCGGCGCGCGCGGCTCGTTCTCCATGAAGATGGGCGTCGGCGAGAAACCGGCGCTGTCGTTCAAATTCATTGGCCTGGACGGGGGCGAGACCGCAGTCGCCAATCCGACGCAAACGCTCACCGCGTGGAAAACGCCGCAGGTCATCACCAACCAGAACACCGGCTACCTGCTGTTCGGCTGCACCATCGCCACCGGCATATTGTCCGGCGGCACGGCCTATCCGAGCAAAGGGCTGCAGATCGACTCCGGCATCTCTGTCAACCACAACCCGCTGCTGGGCGGCGAGACGATCGAACTTACTAATCGCGCCGTTACCGGCAAGATCAGCCTCGACCTGACCGCCGCGCAGGAAGTCACGTTCATGTCCACGGTGAAGGCCAACACCACGCAGTCCATCGGCCTGCAACACGGCAGCACCGCAGGCAGCATCATCGTGGTGTATGCGCCAGCCGTGCAGCTGATCAATCCGAAGAAAGAAGAGCAGAACGGCGTTCGCCTGATCGGCTTCGATGCGCGGCTGATTCCTCTTTCCGGCAATGACGAATTGAAGATCGTGGTGCGCTGATGATCAAGCTCAACCCTGCCCCGACATTCGAAGCTGACATTCGTCTCACCGTGCCCGGTGCAGCCGATCCAGTCGAGGTGAAGATGACGCTGCGCCACATGGCGCTGGACAAGATCGATGCGTGGTACGCCAAAAACAAAGACCGCAAGCCGGTCGATGCGCTGGACGAGATCATCGCCGGCTGGTCTGGGGTGATTGGTGACGACGGCCAGGAAGTGCCCTACTCGCGCGAGGCGCTGGCTACGCTGACCAACAATTACGCCGCCGCCACGAGCGAAATCATTCTGGGCTGGCAACGCGCCCTCACGGAGAGCCGGGTAAAAAACTGAAGCGCGTCGCCCGCGCGCTGTACGAGGGCGACGCGACACCGGATCACGAAGCGATTGCGGCATTCGGGCTGAAGCTGGAAGCAGAACCTGAACCCGAGATCGAGTGCTGGCCGGAGAATTGGCAGCCGCTGCAGGTATTCGCGGCGTTGCAAACTCAGTGGAACATCAGCCCAAGCGGCGTGGTTGTCGGCTTGAGGTATGAAGCCATTCCGGTTGCGTTGCGCATGGCCGGGGTCGAAAAGTGCGACAGGGTGCGCGTGATGCAGGCTCTGCCGGTGATGGAACGGGAAGCGCTGTCTATATTCGGCGAACGACATGGCAAATGAAACCAAAATTGTAATCAGCGCAGAGACCGCACAGGCCAATGCGGCCCTGCGAACGTTCGGCGATTCTCTCGACGGCATGTCGCGCAAGATGTTTGACCTTTCAAGCGTTGCTTCGACGCTGACCGGCGCGCTTACCGTGACCGCATTCGCGGGTTGGATCAAGGGCAGCATCGATGCTGCCGACGAACTTGCCAAACTGTCGCAAAAGACCGGTACCTCCGTCGAGGCACTGGCCGGCCTGAAGTTTGCGGCTGACCAGAATGGCGCCTCGCTCGAAATGATCGCTCATTCCGCGCAGCACCTCTCGACCGTCATGGCTTCCCATGCCGATCTATTCAAGTCCATGGGGATCACCGCCACGGATACTACCGGCGCGCTGGTGCAGCTCGCCGATGTGTTCGCAAAAATGCCGGACGGCATTGAAAAAACAGCCTTGGCGACACAGTTGTTTGGCAAATCCGGCGCGGAGATGATTCCGTTCATGAACCA